TGGCTAAGTTCACAGTACAGAAAAGACATGGCTAAGTTATGTCCAGCAGGTAAAGCTGCTGCCAAGAGAAAATTCAAAGTTTACCCATCCGCATACGCAAATATGTGGGCTAGTAAATATTGTAAAGGTAAAGTTGGCAGAAAGAAAACTAAGAAAAGAAGATGAGCTTAAGAAAGTGGACATCTGAAAAGTGGGTAGATATTGCCAATAGAAGAAAGGATGGATCATTTCCCCCTTGTGGTAGAAGTAAAGGTGAGAAAAGAAAAAACTATCCTAAGTGTTTACCCATAGCAAAAGCAAGATCAATGACTGCTAGTCAAAGAGCTGCCGCAGTTAGAAGAAAAAAGAAAGCAGAAAGAAGAACAAGAAAAGGTAAAAAACCAAATTATGCTAAAACCTAAGAAGACTTGGAAGAAGAATACAAGAGTCATTAGAGACGTTGGTCTTTGTAAGTATTGTAATAAGATGATTGTTTCTGATGAACCTTTTGTAATCTTTGCTACCAAAGAACCTGCTCATTATTATTGTATGAAAAAAGATGATGAGGAGAGACAATTAGAAGTTGCACCTAAGACAGAAAACTAATATAGTTAGGTACATACCTTGAGTTAGGGGTAGTACCTTATTCTTAGGACACCCCTAACTGCCATAATTTATTGATTGGATAGTTTTTTTAAATCAGCAAAGTCCACACCAAAATCTTTCATACCATCAAATGCTTGTGGATCAGGATAATACTTTGCATTTTTAATTTGATTACCCCTGTTTAATTCTGGTGGATTATCTTTGTATGTAAAATTACTTACACCTTTTACAATATCAAACCCTTCAAAGAAATATGTTATTGGAACTTGTAAAGCATGAGCTATATAAATTAATTTAGCTGATGATACTCCATTAGTTCCTTTCTCATATTTTTGAATTTGTTGAAAGCTTGTAGGTAAATGATTTCCAAGATCAGTTTGTGTTATTCCTAACTCAATCCTTCTTTTTCTTATTCTTTTACCAATATGTTGATTAACGACAACTTCCTTTTGTACTTGTGCTTTTGCCATAGCGATAGGTTTCCTTTCTTCTAGTTACGTTTTTTTATACCTTTAGAACTTCTTCTAGCTTGAAATTCTAATCTGTTTATTTTCTTCAGCAAGAAGTTGATTACTCATTAAAGCAATCTGACTTTTCTTTTTCTGGTAAAGAGCTTTAGCTTTCTGCATTACCCTAACTGCTCTCTCCAGTTCTTGCTGGACTTCCCTTACTTTCTTTGGATCGTAGTCCATCTTTATCCTCCAACTTAATGTTAGACTTCAAGAACCTTTTACTAACAATTCTAGCAACAGGTTCTCCTATTGCGTCTTTGTTATTCACTGCGTTCTCAACACTAGCGAATTTTTCTTCAACAACTACCACAACCTCATAAGTATTTTCTTTCTTACAACTCATAGTAATTATTGACTTTAAATTTACTACTTTTGATAGATTTTGTCAAATGATACTTTCTCATAAATACATCCATCTCTTTGACTAAACCAAGCTTAACAGCATTTTTCATTAGAATACCAATCCTTTGTTTAGATAAATTTAAAGCTTCTCCAATCTCAATTAGTCTAGGATATGCTTGTTCTTTCCTATGATATTCTATCATAAAGTCAATTATCTTTTTAATTTTTGGACTATAAAATACTTTATTTCCCATTTTCATCTTTTTCTATTTGCTTAACCATATTATCTAATAAATCACAATAACCTTTAATGTCTGCAAATGTGTCAGGTTTATGAAGTGTTCCTTTACTACCATCTTCTATGGTTCTTGTAAGTTTTAACACAATCATAAGTTGAGGTAATATAGTTATAGGTACTTTTAATTTTTGTTTATTTACAACCTCTAATACTGACTTAATAAATTTTGCTACAATGTAAGCATTACTTTCAAAGTCTCCATATTCCTTTTGTTTTCTTTTTAATAGTTCTTTTGTTAATTTAGTTCCTATATCAATCCACTTGATATTGTCGTCTTTGCCCATTTTCCATCCTTTGTTTTACAATAATACATAAATATTGTTTTACCTTTATATTTAACTCCATTGTCAATATGAATACTTGTATATTTTTCTAAAGCATCTTGGCAAGTCGTAAAGTCTTTTACTTTTATTTTGTAAAAATCATAGCTTGTTTCTGATGTCATAAAAAACAAATACAAGAAAAAAGTTTTCATAATAAAGGGTGCTGATTTTTTTTACCGATTCGAATAGGGAGGAAAAATGACCCAGCACCCCTACTACAAGTTATACTTTTGGTTTTCTAACTTGTAATTTATGAACCTCTTTACCATCATCTTTACGATTGATGTATTCTGTTAAGTTAATTTGTTCACCTTTTTTGTAGTCTTTATCTACTTTAAATGAACCCCAGAATTTATCAGGGTTTTCATTATCCCTGTTCATATATCCTGTTCCTTCTTTCAATACAAAATCACCCATGTTTATCTCCTATTCAGTTTGAGTTTTGTTAGTTTATTTTCCAGAGCTATAAGAGATTTACCCTCAGGGGTTTTTATAAAACTATCATAGTCTGCTTTTTTTTCTGATTTAAGAGCTACAATCAATCTTTTAATTGTTGTTAAATCAGGTTTCTCAGGTTCAAAATGAGCTTTGATAGCTCCTATTTTGTTCGCAAGAGAAATTTGTTTTCTATCATTAGCTACATCTTTTGCTGTTGCTTTGTATAGTGGGTCAGCATTATAGCCGTCTTCACTATCTTTAGCTTCTTCTTCATCATCTTTCATGCCTGTTCTTAAATTTAGAGCATTTAAAAAAGCATACTTTCTTGCATAAGACATACAGTTTCCAGAACCATATTTATCTGTCTTTGCAATAGCATGAGTTTCAATTTCTATAAAAGATTTTGGATTATCTACATCTACAATAGTCATCTTACAAGTCGTTTGCACAAACATATCTTGTATGTTGAAATCTTTATAAGTGCAGTACGGATATAAACCATTTTTTCCCAAAACTTGCATGGCAACCTTTTGTACTGCGTCATGTTCTAATGGACTAAAATTCATACCTCCTCTTCTTTCTGTCTTTTTAACCATTCTTGCTTCTTCTGAAGCAGATTTTAATTTTTGATAAATGTTTTTAGTCAAATTGTTCCTTCCTTTCCTTTTGCATTACCAATTATTTGTTCTTGTTCTTTTTTCTTTTCTTCATCATAAACTTGCTTTGCTTTATCCTTAATCATTTCTTCAAGGATTTTACTGTTTATAATTCTTTTTATATCTTCTGGTGATATGCCATCACAGATTATCATAAAACTCCTCCAGTTTTTGTATGTCTTCATCTTGTATAGTGTTAAGTATAGGATTGTTTTCTCTATTTCTTATTTCAGACCAATCAACCCCAATCATCATGGCTAACTTTTTTATATCCCCATCTGCCATTCTTAACATTTCTTGTCTTCTTACATTGATCTGAATATATTTATTAAAGAAATATTTTAATCCTGCTGGACTTAACTCATAACAATTATCTTGATTAAATATGGTGTAGTTTTCTTCATCTGCATAAACTAAATGTGGTTTGTAATTAGGTAGTGATTTTGAATACACTGCTGTTTGTATGCAGTGAGTAAATTGTGGCGATTTAATTTTTTGCGACTTTCTCCATTTCCAAGTTTCATTACCTTTCTTATCTTTATATTTAAAAACTGAACCAAATCTATTTTTATGCTCAGATAATTTTTGTAAAAATTCTGACGCACAATCCACATATAATTCTGTTTCAATACCTAATTGTTTGCCAAAATACTTTTCATCATACCACTCACTAAAAAATAGTTCGCAATTCCATTTATCAAGATGTGCGTTATCTGATATTTCTATAAGTGCATTAATATGATTTTGCACATACCTAACAATTCTTTCTTTTATAAAATTAGCTTTTGCTTTTTCTTTTTCACTTAAATCAATTTCTATTAAACTTTTATTAAAATCTTGCTGCACATCTTCTATCTTCATTTTCTTTTGTATGATTTGTTGAAAATAATGGTGTACTTTTGTTCCTGCAAAGAAACTTATACTAGGTTTTTCTGGTTTAAATTTTGCGTACAGTTTATAAGGATATTTAAAAAACCAAATCCAATCACTTAAACCTGATTGACTTGCTGATATGGTTGCTTTCTTGAAATCCCCTTTGATCCAAGCTTCATCTATAAACCTTTCTGGCATAGACAACTTATTTACTATTTAAAGATAGATGTCAATATGTATTTGCAATTAATTTTAGAATTGCTATAAGTTATATACAAGATGTTGTTATAACAATTAAGGGTTGCACTATATATGGATTATCCAACGATTGAATTAAAGTGGGAAGAAATATTATCTTCTGCTATTACAGGACTTTTGCGACAGACAGAAAGCATGAGACAGAATATAAGCTGGGGTCATGGAGCTTCTTTTGATATTTATAAACAATGGGGTATGACAGTTTCAGGTGCAATATGCGAACAAGCACTTGCAAAAAAAATGGACAGCTACTTTCCACATTCAGTAAATAATTTTAAAGGTTCTGATTTACATATTGACGGAAAGAGCATACAAGTTAGATCGCAACTTATGACAAAAAAAACTAACAATCTTATCATAAGACAAGGGTATAAAGAAAGTGATTATTATTTTTTAGTAGGAGATGAAACACCAATATATACATTTTTTGGCTACATTTCTGCTAAAGATATAAGAAAGAAAGGAACTTGGACTAATTTCAATATTACAACAAGACCTTATGTTTGGTCTGTACCCATTGAAAATTTAAAACGAATTACGGAGTTTAAAAATGAAAGATAAAATAGAATGTAAATTATTAAAACCATTTGGCTCAACTATTGCTAAATCTACTTTGCCAAAAGAATTAATAGATGATTTTTTAAAAGACCTTTATGACATAAGACAAAACCCAGAAAAAGCAAAACAATATGCTTTTGGTCATAGACTTGCAGGACAAGTTTACAAGGAATTATTAATTAGCCCAGAAGTTATGTTAAAATGGAAGCAAAAATATTTTGATCACATTATTAGACACTATGTAGAAGCACATTATAAAAATAATAAAATGGCAAAATGTGTAGTTCAAAGTGCATGGACTAATACACAAAAACCAAACGATTATAATCCATTACATACACACACCCATTTTTCTAACAAAGCATTAAACCCAGATTTATCTTGTGTTGGATATTTACAGATACCCAAAATGATACCTTATAATCATTCTAAAGAACATCATCAGGTTGGGGGTTGGATAGAGTTTTGTGAGGGGTCTGAAAGTATATTTAATAATGCTAATTATTTAGTTCAACCCATTTTGGGCGATTATTATTTATTTCCAGCAAATATGAAACATATTGTCTATCCTTTTTCTAGTGATGATGATAATGCTGAAAGAATATCTTTTAGTTTTAATACAACAGTTATATTTGATGAGATGACCCAATATGAACATAACAAATAACAATCAACCCAAATTGAACAGTGTGTCTGGAGTATATAATAATAACAGTACAATGTGTCTGGAGTATATATTAATAACAAAGGGTATGATTATGAAAAAAATTAAGCTAACAAAAAAACAATTAAAAATATTAAAGCATAGTCTTGAAGAGTATAATCAATTTTTATGTAATATTGATGAAGAACAATACATAGAAAATCAAAAAGTCTTTGGTAAAAATTTAAGAGATAATTTACAAAGAATAGAAAGAAAATTATATGGCTAAACCATTTCTTAAAGTTGAGCATGAGCTTATAGACGATCAGGTTTTAACACCTACCCAGAAATGCCTTTTATTGCTCCTTAAACGGCTTCAGACAGCTCCAAAAGGGTGTACCCCTAGCCACCTATACCTAAAAAAAAGATTGCGTTTAAAAAGCTCTAAAACCCTTGTGAAGCATTTAGACAGATTGCAGTTGTTGGGTCATATAACATGGCAAAATAGAGGCAAAGGTAATACGAATAGGTTTATATTCAGGGGACAAGATAACTTTCAATCAATCCTTTTGCACAACCTACGATTAAGAACTAAAATGAGTAAGCAACAAAAGATTTTGTACGAAAAAAGAAAGCTAGAAAAGGCAAAGGAAGAAGGGGTCATCCTATTAAA